CCGGCTCCAATCTTAAAGCGCCAGCCCCAAATCCCAAGACCAAGGCAGACCAAGGCCGCAAGGATTCATTTTGTGCAAGAATGGGCGCTGTAGCGGCCAACGCCAAAGACGGCGAACGCGCTAAAGCTGCTCTTAAACGATGGAAGTGCTGATATGGCTACCAAACCTGGCTTGTATGCCGCAATTCACGCCAAACAGGCACGTATTGCAGCGGGCAGCAAAGAAAAAATGCGCCCTGTAGGCGCAAAAGGCGCTCCAACGGCCAAAGATTTTAAAGATTCAGCCAAGACGGCCAAGAAAGGCAAATGATGCCACTCGTCAAATCATCTACTCCCAAAGCCTTTCGTGAAAACGTAAAGGCTGAAGTTAAAGCGGGCAAGCCGGTGGCCCAAAGTGTTGCAATTGCATACGCAGTTAAACGCGCGGCGGCAAAGATTCCTGCTGCAAAACGTTCCAAATAGGTCTCATGCGCTCTTCAACTTCAACTTTTTGGTGCGCTGCATTTGACAGCACGGCTAAATTTTCTAGCCGGTTATCATGCGAATTACCGTTAATGTGATGAACATGTTCCCACGAAGCCAATTTTCTGCCCAAATGCTGCTCCATAAGGTGCCTATGGACACGCACTTGTTTTCCATTTACAGTCATAGTTTTGTAAGTATGCTTTGGCTTATCAGTAGGTTGAAAACGAAGATGCGCAAATTGTTCCAAATGTTCTTTTGCCAAACACGAACGGGAACAATATTTTGCTTTTTCAGCCCTGTAAGGCGGAACATAGTACTCAGCCTTGCAACATTGGCAAATTTTGTTTACGCCGGTGGGATGTCCATAATTAGGCATACGCTACTCCAATACACGTTGTTATTGCGTAGTGTAACACAAAAGGTAAGAAATAATGGCTGATTACACCGGCATGGTAGCAGTGGGTAATGTCGCCAACGGTGGTGGCAAGAAGAACGATAATTCCGACATCTTGGCGACTGCCCGCAGCCGTCTGGATATGGCGATTGGCGCATTGTCTGAGTCCCGTGAGGACGAGATTGACGATTTGAAGTTTTACGCCGGTTCGCCTGATAACCATTGGCAATGGCCTGCCGATGTGCTGGCGACTCGCGGCGCGGTGCAGGGCCAGACGATTAACGCTCGCCCGTGCCTGACAATCAACAAACTGCCGCAGCACGTCCGGCAAGTGACCAATGACCAACGCCAAAACCGCCCAAGTGGCAAGGTTATTCCTGCCGATGACAAAGCCGATGTCGCAGTCGCCGAAATCTTCAACGGCATGGTCAGGCACATTGAGTACATCTCGGATGCCGATGTCGCTTACGACACCGCCTGCGAGAACCAGGTTAGCTACGGCGAAGGTTACATCCGAATCCTGACGGAGTATTGCGACGACGATACGTTTGACCAAGACATCAAGATTGGGCGCATCCGCAACAGTTTCAGCGTCTACATGGATCCGACGATTCAAGACCCGTGCGGGTCTGATGCCAAGTGGTGTTTCATCACCGAGGACATCACAAAAGCGGACTACGAACGGATGTACCCTGATTCAGCGCCTATCACGACCTTGCAGTCGCTGGGCGTTGGTGACCAGAATCTGTCGCAGTGGCTCAACGAGGACACCATTCGCATTGCGGACTATTACTACGTTGACTACGACCGCGCTACGCTGAATCTGTACCCTGGTAATGTCACGGCGTTTGACAATTCGCCCGAGGATAAGTTGCTAAAAACCCAATTTGGCAAGCCGCTGAAGTCACGCGAGTCTGATCGGTGCAAAATCAAGTATTGCAAGATTAACGGCTACGAGATTTTGGAACAGCGCGAGTGGGCGGGCAAGTACATCCCCGTTGTTCGCATCGTCGGCAACGAATTTGAGGTTGATGGCCGTTTGTATGTGTCAGGTCTGGTGCGAAATGCCAAAGACGCGCAACGGATGTACAACTATTGGGTGTCCCAAGAGGCAGAAATGCTGGCTTTGGCTCCAAAAGCGCCATTTATTGGCTATGGCGGCCAGTTTGAGGGTTACGAGAACCAGTGGAAGACTGCAAACACGACCAATTGGCCGTATTTAGAGGTCAATCCAGACGTTACAGACGGTTCTGGCAGCATTCTGCCCCTACCACAGCGTGCCCAGCCGCCAATGGCTTCCAGCGGGTTGTTGCAGGCCAAAGCTGGCGCGTCCGAGGACATCAAAGCGTCAACTGGTCAATATAACGCCAGTTTGGGCATGACATCCAACGAACGCTCAGGAAGGGCGATTCTTGCGCGTCAACGCGAGGGCGATGTTGGCACTTACCACTACGGCGACAACCTAGCGCGTGGCGTGCGACATATCGTGCGCCAGTTGGTTGACCTGATCCCCAAGATTTACGACACCCAGCGGGTGGCGCGAATCATTGGTGAGGACGGTGAAACCGATATGGTCAAAATTGACCCGATGCAGGCCGAGCCGGTAAAGAAGATTGTGGATCAGCAAGGCATTGTGATCGACAAGATCTACAACCCTAGCGTCGGCAAATACGACGTTGTGGTGACCACCGGCCCAGGTTACGCCACCAAACGCCAAGAGGCTTTGGAAGCGATGGCAGAACTGTTGCGAGGCAACCCGCAGCTATGGCAAGTGGCCGGTGACTTGTTTGTGAAGAACATGGATTGGCCTGGTGCCCAAGAGATGTCTAAACGCTTTGCCAAGACGATTGACCCCAAGCTGATGCAGGACGGCGATAAGCCGCCCGAGTTGCAAGCCGCTGAGCAGCAGATCCAAGCGATGGGCCAAGAGATGGAGCAGATGCACCAGATGATTATCAACGCTGGCAAGTCCATTGAGGCGCAGGATATGCACCGCAAAGACTTTGAGGCGCAGGTGAAAGCGTATCAGGCCGAGACTCAACGGATTTCTGCCGTGCAGGCATCCATGTCGCCCGAGCAGATTCAAGACATAGTGCTGGGCACCGTGCATGGCATGATTACTTCTGGCGACTTGGTTAACGAGATGCCTGGGCGCGATATGGATACCGGCCTTGAGATGCCAATGGAAGGCATGGAACAAATGCCGATGGAAATGCAACAGCCACCTATGGGAATGCCACAATGATGTACAAAGCCGCCGATTTTGTAGGAATGCTATTCCTCGCCCGTGATGTGGCGCACAGCGTCCATCTGAACACGCGCAGCTATTCCAAGCACGTTGCGCTGAACACCTTTTACGACAGCATCATTGACCACGCCGACGCATTTGCTGAAGCCTACCAAGGCCGCCACGGCTTGATGGGGCCAATCACGCTGCACTCGGCTACCAAGACGGCCAACATCATTGATTTCCTGCAAGGGCAATTGGATGACATTGAAAAGTGTCGGTATGAGGTGGTGGACAAGTCGGATTCCTCACTTCAGCAATTGATTGACAACATCATTGAGTTGTACCTGTCCACGCTCTATAAACTGAGATTCCTGGCATGACAATCACCGTAACCCACTCAACTGCTGCTGATTCGTCATTCAGCACGGCTGGCGCGACTGCTTGGAACGCAGACCATTCGTTTGCTGGCATTTTGGATGTTGCTAACGGCGGCACTGGCACGGCCACACCGGCGTTGGTTGCTGGCACAAACGTCACCATTAGCGGCACCTGGCCCAATCAAACGATTAACTCATCTGGCGGCGGTGGCGGTGGAACTGGCACAGTTACTAGCGTAGCGGCCAGCGTACCGGCGTTTTTATCCGTAGCAGGCAGTCCAATTACGACTAGCGGAACGCTTGCAATCAGCTATTCTGGCACTGCATTGCCTATCGCCAACGGTGGAACAGCGCTTACTACTACGCCTACCAACGGGCAATTGCTTATCGGTAATGGAACAGGGTATACCCTAGCTGCAATAACTGCTGGCTCCAACATCACCATTACCAATGGCGCGGGTTCCATTAGCATTGCTGGCAATGCGGGAACGGTCACCAGCGTTGGTTTTACAGGCGGCTTGTTGTCTATTGCCACTGCTACATCAACTCCTGCCATTACCGTTGCGGGCACATCCGGCGGCATCCCGTACTTTTCAAGCGGAAGCACTTGGGCGACATCGGCTGCACTAGCCGCAAACGCTTTGGTGCTTGGTGGAGGCGCTGGGGCAGCGCCAGCTACAACTACTACCGGCACAGGCGTTGTGACCGCGCTAGGCGTGAATACAGGTTCTTCTGGTGCATTTATGGTGCAAGGCAGCGCCATCATCTCAACCTCCACGGTCAACGACAGCGCAGGCACTGGCTACACCATTGGCTACCGCCAGATGCCACAAAACAGCCAAACGGGCGCGACTTACACCCTAGTGCTGGCAGATGACGGCAAGCACATTTATTTGACCACTGGGTCAACTAACACGATTACCGTGCCAACCAACGCATCCGTAGCTTTCCCAATTGGGACTGTGGTGACGGTGGTGAACGGCAACAGCGGTGTCTGCACCATCAGCGGCCCCACTACCGGGTTGCAGCTTGCCAACGGCGCTGCGGCAACCACTCGGTCAGTAGCAACCAAAGGTATGGCGACCATGATTAAAGTGGCTACCGACCTTTGGTATGTATCTGGCGCGGGAGTTACCTGATGTCGGGTTTTGCCGGCGCTTTGTTTAGTTCGTTTACTGCTGCTAGTAGCGGGGTTTCTGTTGATTATTTAGTTGTTGGCGGTGGTGGCGGTGGCGGCGGTCATCAAGGAGGCGGCGGCGGTGCAGGGGGTTTTAGAACCGCAACTGCGTTGTCGCTTTCTCTTTCTACAGCTTACACGGTAACGGTTGGAGCAGGCGGGGCTGGCGGCGCATCAGGAGCGCCTGGACACGGCACTGTCGGTTCCAATTCGGTATTTACCACTATCACCGCCGCAGGCGGTGGATTTGGCGGCGCTTACGCTTCAGATTCTCCAGGCGGCAATGGCGGTTCGGGCGGCGGTGCGGGCAATATCAACGGCACAAGCGGCGGCAATACGGGCGGCACTGGAAATACACCATCAACCTCCCCGTCGCAAGGAAATAATGGCGGTATTGGCGCAACAGGTAATTTTTCATCTGGCGGCGGCGGCGGCGCAAGCGCAACAGGCGGCAGCGCTTCTACGGTTACTGGTGGTAGCGGCGGCGCGGGTACAAGTTCAAGCATTACAGGTTCAGCGGTTACTTACGCAGGCGGCGGTGGCGGTATCGGACAAACAACTGGCGGCACTGGCGGCGCTGGTGGTGGCGGTAATGGGTATAGCGGAAATGGTGGAGGGTCAGGAACTGTCGGAACCGTTAATACAGGCGGTGGCGGTGGTGGGTCACGCGACCAAGCTGGAAAACAAGGCGGTTCCGGCGTAGTTATTATTAAAATACCCAACACAAACACCGCAACATTTTCAGGTGGAGTTACGCAAACCCCAACAACAATTACTGGTTTTAAAATTTACACAGTAACAGCTACATCTACGACAAGTGAAACGGTGACATTCACATGAGCCATTTTGCAAAACTTGATGAAAACAATGTGGTTATCTTTGTCACGGTGGGCCGAGACGAGGATGATGAAAACGAATTGACTACCCGCACTGGCGATGTGTACAAACGCACCAGCTACAACACTAGCGGAAATCAGCATCAATTGGGCGGCACTCCGTTTCGCAAAAACTACGCTGGTATTGGCTACACCTACGATGCCCAGCGCGATGCGTTTATCCCGCCGCAGCCATTTCCAAGCTGGGTGCTAGATGAAGAAACTTGTTTGTGGCAGGCTCCTGTGGCAAAGCCAACAGGCGATGCAATGTGGTCATGGGATGAAAACACGTTAAGTTGGTATGAACTTTTTTAGTGGAGCGTTTTTTAACGGGCAGTTTTTTACCGCCCAAACAGGCAACTTTTTTAACGGGACTTTTTTTAGCGGGGACTTTTTTGGCGGGGCGGTAGGAAACTTCTTCTATGGATCGTTCTATTCGGGGAGTTTCTTTCTTGACCTGGTAGGCAACTTCTTTTCGGGGGCTTTTTTCGCAGGCGCGTTCTTTTCTGCTATTCTTCAACTGTTTATTGAAATTCGCTCTTTCACCGAGCGCAGGAGATTTTAGATGTCACTTAATCTTAAGGCTATTACCACCCGCTTGGGCTATCAGCAAATCACTTCGCTGAGTGCCGCAACGAGTCTCACCGTTCCAACCACGGACTTGAACGGGTTGAATTGCCGTCCGGCAATTGCTCTCATTACGCCTGAGACTCAGGCCGTTCGGTGGCGCGATGATGGTGTGGCACCTACTGCATCGGTTGGAATGCCGCTTGCGGCTGGCGTAACGCTTCAGTATGACGGTGACCTAAAAGCCATCCAATTTATTGAGCAGTCGGCCAGTTCTAAGCTGAACATTACTTACTACACCTAAAGGAGTCACATAATGAACATCCAAGGTGATAGTGGTTCAATGAACCATACAAGTCTTATTGACTACATCAAGAATCAATTGCCTAATGAGTTGACCACGCTAGTCAATTTGCAGGCTGAACTGGCACAGCGCCAAGGCGCGATGAATGCGGTAGCGGATACGCTTGCTGCCCGTGACGAGGCTAAAGCCGCGCTAGAAACTGCAAAGGCTCAAGCCGACGATATGCTAGCGCAGGCCAAGGACAAGCTGGCCGCAGCTAAAGCTAAAGCCGCAGCAGCAGATGCCAAGGACGATGAAACGACTAAAGCAGCGGCTGACTTTGCTGCTGCATCTAACGCCAAAAGTGCGGAACTTGCGGCATGGGAAAAGAAACTAGGCGACAAAGAAACGGACATTGCGTATCGTCAAGATAAACTTACCGTTGCGGAAGCCGCAGTAGTTCAAGACCGCGCCGCTTTAGAGGCACGGATTAAAGCATTCCAGGACAAGGTGGCAGCACTTAGTCCTTAAAAACGTACTGGTGCGCTCACCAGGGATTCTATGGAATCAAAAATGTCAGAAGAAAACCTAGCGGTAGTTGACCCCGCGCCGGAACAGGTGGCAACGGCTGCACCTGAGTCTGAAGTTATTGCGCCGGAAGTAGCTGAAGAACAGCAAGCTAAGACTTTCACACAGGAAGAATTGGACGCTGCAATCGGCAAACGCCTTGCAAGAGAGCAAAGGAAATGGGAACGAGATCAAGCGCAACGCGCTGCGGAAACGCAGACGTTAAGAGCAGCGCCGACTCAAACTGTTGATCAATTTGAAAGTGCAGAGGCTTACGCCGATGCATTGGCCTATCAAAAGGCCGAACAGTTGATTGCACAGCGCGAAGCGGCAAAGCAACAGTCGCAAGTTCTTGAAAGCTACCACGAGAAGGAAGAAGAAGCGCGGAACAAATACGATGACTTTGAACAAGTTGCGTACAACCCCAAACTTCCAATCACTAACGTGATGGCAGAGGCAATCCAATCCTCGGATATTGGGCCTGAGTTGGCATACCACCTCGGCACAAACCCCAAGGAAGCGGATCGCATTTCCCGTCTGTCGCCACTCGCCCAGGCTAAAGAGATTGGACGGATTGAAGCCAAATTGGCATCAGACCCGCCCGTGAAACGTACATCGTCAGCGCCAGCACCTATTTCGCCTGTCTCTGCCCGATCCACTGGATCACCGGCCTATGACACTACGGATCCACGGTCTATCAAGACCATGACTGATTCGCAGTGGATTGAAGCTGAAAGGGCACGGCAGATGAAGAAGTGGCAAGCGCAGGCTAACCGCTAATTATTTTTTAAGGACTTTTTTCATGGCTAATAGCATCCTAACCATTGACATGATTACCCGAAAGGCTCTCGAAATCCTCGAGAACAATCTGGTACTCACCCGTAACGTTAACCGTCAGTACGACGACAGCTTTGCTGTTGAAGGTGCGAAGATCGGTTCCACCCTGCGTATTCGTCTGCCTGACCGCGCTTTGGTCACCGACGGCGCTGCCCTGCAAGTGCAAGATGACAACGAGCAGTTCACTACTCTGTCCGTTAGCACCCAAAAGCACATCGGCGTGAATTTCACGTCTGCTGAGTTGACCATGCAATTGGATGACTTTGCTGACCGTGTTCTCAAGCCGCGTATTAGCCAGTTGGCATCGTCTATTGACGCTGACGTTGCTAATGCGTACAAAACCATTGGTAACAGCGTTGGTAGCCCTGGCACCACCCCGTCCACTTCTTTGGTGCTGTTGCAAGCCCAACAAAAGCTGAACGAGAACGCTGCTGTTATGTCGCCCCGTTATGCAACGGTTAACCCCGCTGCTAATGCTGGTCTGGTTGAAGGCATGAAAGGTCTTTTCAATCCTACCGATACGGTGTCTAAGCAATTTCGTAACGGCATGATGGGCACTGGCGTGTTGGGCTTTGAAGAAGTCAATATGTCTCAGTCTATCAAGCAACACACTACCGGTTCGCGCGATGCGACTGCCGCTACCATTGTTGCCGCTTCGGTGACTTCGGAAGGTTCTTCAACCATTAGCTTGTCGCAAGCCTCCGTGACCACTACCATCAAGGCTGGTGACGTGTTTACTTGCGGTAGCGTTTTTGCTGTAAACCCACAAACCCGTGAAACCACTGGTTCGTTGTTCCAGTTTGTGGCTCTGGCTGATGCAACCGCTGTTGCTGGCACTTGGACTGTGACTGTGGCTCCCATGTACTCCGCTTCTCACGCATTGGCGACCATGACTGCCTTGCCGCTAATCAATGCTGTTGTGACTTTCTTGGGTACCGCTTCTACTGCTTACGCACAGAATTTGGTCTACCACAAGGACGCAATCACCTTTTGTACGGCTGATCTTTTGCTGCCATCTGGGGTCGATATGGCTGCTCGCGCAGTGCATAACGGAATCAGTTTGCGTATCGTCCGTCAGTATGATGTGAATAACGATAGATTGCCTTGCCGTATTGACGTACTGTATGGCTTCAGCACCATTCGTCCACAGATGGCTTGCCGCATCTGGGGCTAATCAATTCTTTTTGAAGGAAAATTATCATGGCTACTCTACCCAATGGCGCAGGCGGTTACCAAGTTGGTGACGGCAATCTGACTGAAGTTCAACTTCGCACTCAAGCTACCCCAGCAACGGCAACTGTTACGGCAACGCTGACAACTGCTCAAATTCTGAACGGTATTCTTTTGGGCACTCCCACTACGACCGCAGCAGCTTACACGCTGCCTTTGGCTACTGATCTGGACGCAGCCGTGTCTAGCGCCAAAGTCAATAGCAGCTTTGATTTCACGGTGGTCAATACCAACGGTTCCGGTTCTGGCGTGATTACCATCACGACCAACACCGGCTGGACGATTGGTTCGTCGGGCACTCAAGGCTTGATGACCGTCACCACCGCTGGTACTGCTCAAATGTATCGCGCGGTAAAAACTGGCGACGGCGCTTGGTCTTTGTACCGTATTGCCTAAACCTAACGGGGGCTTCGGCCCCTGTTTTAAAAGGAAACAATCATGCCAAATACCCAAGCAGTAGGTGTCGCGTACAGCGACCCCGAATTTACTACCTGCTACGCAAGCCAAGAAATTGGCTACAGCGCAGCAGCGCAAGGCACTGTGACGCAAGCCACAAGCAAATCAACCGGCGTGACCTTAAACAAGTCTGCTGGTCGCATTACAATGCACGACGCAGCGCTAGCCGCTGGCGCTGCTGTGTCGTTTGTTTTGACCAACAGCACGATTTCCACCAATGACACAATCATTGTGTGCGTATCTAGCAATACAACTGGTAGCGCGGCTGGTGCTTACACCACTTACGTTTCCTATCTAGCTGCTGGCTCTGCCTTGATCACGTTGCGGAATTTGACTGCGGCTACTTCATATTCTGAAGCTGTCATCATCAATTTCTCAATCATCCACGGCGCGAGCTAAAAAGGAGGGGGCCACAAGCCCCCTTTCTAACCTATGGTCATATACCTAAAGCATCCTATCCACGGCAGAAAAGTTGCCACAATGGAACTTGAAGCAGAAGCCGACGAGAAAAACGGCTGGGTGCGATATACTGAGGATACGCCTGACTTTGAATTGGCGGCTCCTGTAAACGTCCTGGAAGTAAAGCGACGTAGAAAAGTGGAACTAGAAGGAGTCTAGCTATGACAACGTATACAGCGGGTGACCAGATCAATCGGGCGCTGCGACTGCTTGGCGTTTTAGCTGAAGGCGAGACTCCATCCGCGTCAGTGTCGCAAGACGCGCTGACCGCAATGAATCAGATGATTGATTCGTGGAACACTGAACGATTGTCGGTGTTTAGCACTCAAGATCAAATGTATACCTGGCCTGCCGGTTTCATTAACCGCACACTTGGCCCGACGGGTGACTTTGTGGGCAACCGGCCTATTTTGCTGGATGACGCAACCTACTACCGCGACCCAGGCACAAACGTCAGTTTTGGCATCAAAGCAATCAACCAGCAGCAATACGATGGTATTGCCGTAAAGACGGTGACATCCACCTATCCGCAGGTGATATTTGTCAACATGACATATCCCAACATTGATATGTACATCTACCCAAAACCCACGCGGGACTTGGAATGGCATTTTATTAGCGTTGAGGAACTCACCCAGCCGGCCAATTTGGCGACTGTGCTGGCGTTCCCTCCAGGCTATCTGCGTGCGTTCACCTACAACTTGGCGATGGAATTTGCACCTGAGTTTGGCGTTGAGCCAAGCCCACAGGTCACCCGCATTGCTATGACCAGTAAGCGCAATTTAAAACGCATCAACAACCCAGATGATGTAATGTCAATGCCTTACGCTATTGTCGCCACCCGTCAACGGTTTAACATTTACGCAGGAAATTACTAATATGGCTACCATTGCAATATCAGCTTTACCGGCAGCTACTGCTGCGGCTACAACCGACGTTTTGCCTATTGTCCAAGGGGGCACGACAAAACAAGTCACCAACGCATTACTGTTTACCAATTCAACATTGGTTACACCCACGCTTGGAACTCCCGCAAGTGGCACTTTGACCAACTGCACAGGTTTACCTATTGCAACTGGCGTAAGCGGATTGGGGACAGGCGTAGCTACATTTTTGGCTGCACCGACTAGCGCCAATTTAAGCGCTGCGGTTACGAGCGATACAGGCACTGGGTCATTAGTTTTTTCTAATGCGCCAACTTTGGTGACCCCCATTCTTGGCTCGGCTACAGGCACCAGCCTTTCATTGAGTGGTTTTAATGCCGTAAGCGCGGCTGCACCAACAATTGCAAGCGCAACAACCATTGCGCCAACAACCCCAATTGTTTTTGTTTCTGGGACAACAGCGGTTGTGACTATCACCGCAGCAGCGCCAATTTCTACCGGCGGCGGTACGATTACATTAATTCCAACGGGCGCATTTACTTGGACAACAGCGGGCAATATCGCCGTGGCTGGTACAGCGGTGGTTAGTAGGGCATTGACAATGACTTACGACGTTACGACCACCAAATGGTATCCAAGTTACGTCTAGTATGCAAACACCAATACTCGGCGCGTCCTATGTCGCCCGCAGTATCAATGCTGCGGACAACCGAATGGTCAACCTGTTTCCGGAGATGACACCGGACAACGGACAGACCGCCGCTTTCCTCAACCGCGCCCCTGGCCTCAATTTCCTGCAATCAGTAGGTACAGGCCCAATCCGCGCTTTGTGGGCGCATCAGACTAACGGCAGCGACTTCTATGTCGTGTCAGGGAATGAAGTCTACAAGCTGACCGGATTGACGGCCACACCGACATTGTTGGGCACGGTGTCGGGTACAGGCCCGGTGTCCATTGCGGACAACGGAACGCAAATTTTCTTTGCTTGCAACCCTGACGGGTACATCTACAACGAAACCACCAACGTGTTCGCTCAAATTACAGATCCAGACTTTGCTGGTGCTGTAACGGTGGCCTACCTTGACGGATACTTTGTCTTCAACCAGCCCAACAGCCAAATCATCTGGGTTACACAGTTGCTTGATGGCACATCTGTTGACCCGCTAGACTTTGCGTCTGCTGAAGGCTCCCCCGATGGTGTAGTGGGTCTTATATCCGACCACCGCGAACTGTGGGTGTTTGGCACCGACTCAGTAGAAGTTTGGTACGACTCTGGCGCTACTGACTTTCCATTACAACGCATTCAAGGCGCGTTCAATGAAATTGGCTGTGTTTCTGCGTACACCATTGCCAAGATGGACAACGGCCTGTTTTGGTTGGGTACAGACGCTCGCGGCCAAGGCATTGTCTACCGCGCAAACGGCTACACCGGCCAGCGCGTCTCTACACACGCCATTGAGTACGCAATTGCCCAATACGGCAACATTTCGGACGCTATTGCGTACACATACCAACAAGAAGGCCACGCTTTCTATGTGCTGACATTCCCATCGGGTAATGCCACTTGGGTGTACGACGTAGCAACTCAAGCCTGGCACGAACGAGCCGGATGGGACGCTGGCGAGTTTATGCGGCACCGCAGCAATTGCCAGTGCAACTTTGGCGGCAACATCATTGTCGGCGACTTTGAAAACGGCAACATCTACACATTTGACCTTGACGTATACGCCGACAACGGAGGCATCCAAAAGTGGCTGCGTTCATGGCGGGCGCTGCCGTCGGGGCAGAACAACCTAAAACGCACCGCGCATCACAGTCTGCAATTGAATGTTGAGTCCGGCGTTGGGCTAAATTTATACCCAGAGTATGAAAGTGAAAATATTGACACTGAGTCAGGATTAGACCTTGTGGCTGAATATGTACAAACGTATTTGGCTACTCAATCAGGCGACACCCTAACTACCGAAGCAGGGGATGGTTTTGAGCCTTTGGGTCAATACGAACTATCGGATACGGATATTAGCGGGTACAACTTAGTGACCACAGCCTATCCCGCCGCACCAGGCTACGATCCTCAAGCCATGTTGCGTTGGTCAGATGACGGCGGCCACACTTGGAGCAACGAATATTGGTCATCAATGGGTAAGATTGGCGAGTATTACAAGCGTGTCTTTTGGCGGCGGCTAGGCATGACGCTTAAGCTGCGCGATAGGGTTTACGAGGTGTCCGGCACCGATCCGGTAAAAGTTGCCATCATGGGCGCGGAATTGATACTTAGCCCGACAAATGCCTAACTATGGCTACCAGCCCCAATTCCACGCAAATCACGCCCCCAAGGGTTTCGCTTATTGACGAGCGAACTGGGGCGGTGTCGCGTGAATGGTATCGCTGGTTTTATAGCTTGTATGACCTTGTTGGAACAGGCACTGGCATTATTCCCGTAACTAGCGGTGGCACGGGGCTAAATACTATCCCTACCAACGGCCAGCTACTGATTGGTAATGGCACAGGGTACACCCTTAACACGCTAACACCTAGCAGTGGGATTACAGTTACCAATGCTTTAGGAACTATCACAATTGCCAATTCTGGCGTGCTGTCCAACGTAGCAGGCGCGGGCATCTCAGTGTCTAGCGCAACAGGCAATGTAACCATCAGCAACACGGGCGTGTTGTCTTTTTCGGGCGGCACTACCGGCTTAACGCCAACAACGGCCACCACAGGCGCTGTAACGCTTGCAGGCACCTTGGCTATTGCCAGTGGTGGAACAAACGGCTCTGCGACCCCTACAACCTACGGTGTAGCTTATGGGACGGGTACAGCGTATGCGTTCACCGCTGCTGGCACAACAGGCCAAGTTTTAACAGCCACTACCGGCGGCGCACCAACTTGGGCTTCACCTGCCACAAGCGGAACCGTGACAAGCGTCAGCTTTACTGGTGGCCTTATTACTGTTGCTACTGCCACCACCACGCCAGCGTTAACAGTGGCCGGAACTAGCGGCGGCGTAGTGTATTTTTCTAGCGCATCAACCTGGGCATCTTCGGCTGCTTTAGCTGCTAACGCTTTGGTAGTAGGTGGTGGTGCTGGTGTAGCGCCAAGCACTATCACTACAGGTACAGGCGTTGTTACGGCTCTTGGAGTCAACACAGGCTCTGCTGGCGCGTTTGTTGTAAATGGTGATGCGCTAGGTACGCCAAGCAGCGGAACAGTCACCAACCTGACCGGCACTGCGTCTATCAACATCAATGGAACTGTTGGGGCAACTACAGCCAACACTGGCGCGTTTACAAGTCTTTCTTACACCACCACGTTGACGGGTGGCACTGGCGTTATTGCGATTGGCACTAGCCAAATTTACAAAGATGCCAGCGGGAATGTAGGTATTGGGACTACTTCACCGCAATCACTTCTCCATGTATCTTCTCTAGTAAATACACGGTTAATACTGTCGGACACCAACAGTAGCGCAGGCGCAAAAAACGGTTATTTTAATAACAACGCAGCCGTTATGTCTTTTGGGTGGATGTCTGACGATTTTTCTACGTCAACAGAAATGGTGCGTATTACTTCCACCGGCTCCATGCTTGTCACCGCTGCTGCTGGCGGTTTAGGCTATGGCACAGGCTCTGGCGGCTCTGTCACCCAAGTCACATCACGCACTACAGGCGTGACATTGAACAAGACCAATGGCGCTATCACGCTTGTGTCTGCGGCTGGTCTTGCAACTTTTCAAAGTTTCACAGTGACCAATTCAACGGTGGCGGCTACCGATGTTGTTTATGTCACGCAAAAGTCAGGAACTGACTTGTACCAGATATTTGTCACGGCTACCGCCGCCGGTAGCTTTAGGATAACATTCGCCACAACGGGCGGGACAACGGTTGAACAGCCAGTGTTCAATTTTGCCGTCATTAAAGGAGTAACGGCATGAGTTATCTAGCCACTGTGACCCACGACACGCAATCTAATACGCTTGAAGCCGCTTGGCTTGAATTGGTGGATGAAGAACTCAAGCGCGTAAAATGCCGCAACTACTCCGCAGAACAAAAGGATGAATTCCTAGCTGATTGTGGCGATGACGGGCAGAAATACATAACCCTAGCAGGATGGTAAAAAATGACTACATCTATCGCAACGCCTCCAAAGCTGCAATTTTTTGATGCTAATGGCGTACCATTGTCAGGCGGCAAGCTATACAGTTATGCGGCTGGCACTACTACCCCATTAACGACATACACCAGTTCGTCCGGCAACACTGCCAACACCAATCCAATCATCTTGGACAGTCGAGGCGAGGCCAATGTTTGGCTAAGTTCTGCTACCTATAAGCTAAAACTTGCAAGTTCCACTAACGTGGAAATTTGGACTGTTGACAATTTGAATGGTGCGGATCAGGCCACGCTTGCGTCCACATTTGCCACTTTGGCGTTGTCTTCTGGCGCGTCTCTTATCGGGTACACCCAAGGCGGGGCTGACTCTGTAGCCACTACTGTTCAAGCCAAGTTGCGTGAAACAGTCAGTATCACAGACTTTGGCGCGGTAGGTGACGGTACGACAGTTGACACTAACGCTATTCAATTTGCGTTAGATAGCGGCGCAAGCACAATATATTTCCCAGAAGGCACTTTTGTAGTAGACCAAATTTTCCCCCCGTCAAATACCACATTGGTAATGACGGCAGGAACAACAATCAAAGCTATATCCAACATCCCTGCAAATCATAGGATGTTGACTATTCAAGGCGTGTCTAATGTCCGTGTTTTGGGTAATGGCGCGACAATAACGGGAATAAAAAGCGAATACACAAGCGGCGAACAAAGGCATGGAGTGTTTATCAACATAGCTAACACCGTTGTAGTGTCTGGCCTGACTGTTAAAGACACTGGCGGCGATGGAATTGTTATCACTTCAAGCGATGAGTTGGTTGGGCCAACTTCCGAAAACATTACCATTGAAAATTGCATCTGCGACAACAACAGACGGCAAGGCTTGAGTCTTGTATCAGGCAAAAAAATAACAATTAACAATTGCGTGTTCAAAAACACTACTGGAACCACTCCATCGTCTGGCATAGACATCGAGCCAGATGCAGGAAGCTGGCAGCAATTAGATGATATTGTTATTAGCAATTGCGAATTCAACAACAATGACGGCGCTGGACTAAGCGTATTTTTGCCTTACAGCTACACATTAAGCCCAGGCAGCGTGTTGCCTACCGTAAACAACAACTTTAACCTTACAGTTGAAAATTGTGCTTTTTACGATAACGCATACGGCTTTACTTTTGATGCTAATTGTGCAGACCCAACAGGCGTAAAAGTTTACGGCAACATATCCGTAAGTAACTGTTCTTTTTATGACACCACATATTCTGCAATAGCTGCGGGAAGGCATAGCGTCAATTTTGACTTTATGTACTTCAACAATATTTTTATCAGAAACGCTAACACTGCTGCAAACACAACTACATATTTGGGTTCGGCTATAACCATTAACGGCAACAATGACGTTTTAGCTAATGCCCAAGTTGGGAAAATTTCCTTTAATAATGTTACTGTTGTAGACAATTCATCTACTTTGCAATACACACTTGCTGCTGGTAATGCAAGCGCAATAACCGATGTGTATTTTTCTGGTTACATCAATTTTGTGACCGGATTAGGCGGCAGCAAGATGCGAATATTTCTGCCAACGAATTGGCGTTTTAACGACATCAATAATGTTACGGTTCCACTTAGCACGTCCAAAACATTGGATTCATATGTGGATTGGAACAGGTACAACAATTTTAGTTCACCCAACAACAGAACGGTTACCGATTCTTTGTTTCCCTATGGCTCTGAATTGAATCTTGACGCATCTGGTAATTCGGGCTACTACATTCGGTTTACACCTTTAGCTACGGCGGTTATACATCCGCTAACCACTGTTGCGGGGACTTCAATTCAATCATCTGTAAACGGTGGCAGCATAACTTTGGAAAAGCTATCCGATGGCAATTGGCTGGTGAAATCTATGGCTACTGGTTGGGCTTAAATAGAAGCAAAACCATGAACTTTATTGAACCCGAAATCAAGCATCACTTTTCCAGCGGCGTGTACGCCAAGGAAACCATCATTCCAGCGGGAAGTTGGCTAATGCAGCACACCCATAAGCACAGCCATTTGTCCATCTTGGCAAGCGGCTCAATTGAGTTGATAGTTGACGGGGAAACATCTGTGATGCACGCGCCTGCTTGTCTTAGCATTGCTGCTGGCAGACATCATGGTGTAAAGTCGCTTACAGATGTGGTGTGGTATTGCATTCACGCAACGGACTGCACCGACGAAGATGAAATTGACGAAGTTCTTATAGCGCCGGTGGATGTTCGCCAGGTGCAAAACATTGCTCTAGCTATGAGCGAAGGAGTTTGATATGGCATGGATGACCGCCGCAGCAATCGTAGGCTCTAGCCTACTTAGCGCAAATCAGGCCAACAAGGCCGCGCAAACGCAATCGCAAGCCGCCGATCAATCGGCTGCATTGCAAGAAAGAATGTACAGAGAAAATGTACAACGGCAACAACCGTTTTACAAAGCAGGCGTTAACGCACTACCTGAGTTGGTAAAAGCATCTCGGTACACACCGTTTAGCATGGAGCAGTTTCAGCAAGACCCAGGCTATGGATTTCGTTTGTCAGAAGGCCAAAAAGCGCTAGAGCGTTCGGCGGCTGCACGCGGAGGTCTGATTTCGGGCGGTGCATTAAAAGCCGCTACACGTTACGGCCAAGACATGGGTTCGCAAGAGTACACCAACGCATTCAACCGTTATCAAGCTGAACGCCAAGCGCGTCTAAACCCGCTGCAATCGCTTACTGGAATGGGCCAAACCACGGCCAACACCATTGGCGCGGCGGGTCAAAACATGGCAAGCAATGCCGGTGAAGCGTACATGGGCGGTGCTAATGCGCGAGCGTCTGGCTATGTCGGTGTTGGCAACGCCATCAACAGCGGGCTGTCAAATTATCTGAACTACAACAGCCCAGTAAATCAAATGTTTAGGCCGCAACAAGGCGTACCATTGGGTTAAGGAACAATCATGCCATTAGATACACGAATTGCATTGGGCGGGCAGCCGCTTCAGTTGGAAAGCCCAATTGCTCAATACGGCCAGCTTATGAATGTTGTAAACGCGGGCACTCAGAATCAACTTGCACAGATGCAGATGCAAGAGCAACAGCAGATGGCTCCGCTGCGGATGCAAGAAGCGCAGTCCCGTGCCGCCACGTCAAAACTGACGTTGGATCAAGCAACTGAAGCTGATAACTATGTAAAAACAGTTATGGCTAAAGCCGCAGAACATTCAGAAGCACCGCGAGATCCATTTGCGGCCGCTGAACAAATGTTTAATCACCCCAATCCTATGGTGCGAGCCGGTGGTGAGCAACTTCTAAAATCTTTGCAAGTATTGCAAGCGTACAAAAACCAAAGAGATTACGAAGCAAGTCGGATGCCAGTTGCTAATTCAGCTTCCGTCAATGCTACTGCCGCGCCAATGTCTGCAATGCCTAACACCCTTGCGGGCACAGTCGCACCAAGCGTTGTTACTGAGCCTGTGGCAAACGCAATGGTTAGGCCAATCAATCCTTTGCAAGATGCTGCTGCTTTGCTAAAGAAAATTCAAGAAGGCGACCAGCAATTTTCGCGTGGCGGCACGCCAGCACCTGGCTGGAAAAATGACCGTGACTTGTTGGTGAAGGCTTTTGAGCAATCATTAAAACCTGGACGCGGTGAAGGTGGGCGTTATCTGAGTCTTGGTGCTGGCAAAGCACTAGATCAGGACACAGGTCAAATCATTTCCGCAGACAGAGTGCCAGCAGCCGCTGCTGCGGCCAAGATATTGAAAATTGGCAATGTTCCGTATACCCTTGATGCAGAAGGAACTTTAGTCCCAACGCCGATTCAAGGCGGTTTGCCTATTGTTGCTAAAGGTGGTGCGGGTAAAGCAGCAACGGGTGGGGCTGCAAAACTTAAAGCGCCTAGTGGATACCGTTATGACGCTAGTGGCACAACCCTTGAGCCTATTCCAGGTGGCCCTGCTGATAAAGTAAAAGAAGGCGCAGCAACTGAAGGTGAACGCAAGGCCGCAACATTGTTGCAACGGTTGCAATTTTCAGAAGGTCAATTAACAGAAGCATTGGTAAAAGACCCTAATGCAGCTAAACCTGGGTTGTTTGCTTCAGCAGTTGCAAAATTGTCAACGCCGTTGGCAAATACTTTGACACCAGAAGCGCGGCAACAAGTGGCATCAGCGCAACTAGATATTCTTGATGCAGCGCTGACGCTTGGCACTGGAGCCGCGTATACCAAAGAACAATTAGAAGGCTATCGAGAAGCTTATTTTCCGCAAATTGGTGATAAACCAAATCAAATTTTGGATAAACAAAAACGATTGGAAAATGTCATTAGCGCGGCAAGAATTGCGGCAGGAAAAGCGGCGAAATTAGTGCCACCGCCAGCACCAGCGGCTGCCGGTGGTAGTTCCGCAATGAGCGCAGCAGATGCAATCTTAAACAAAGGTCGGAGGTAGCATGGCAAAAGCTGAAGACTACGCCAAATGGATTGTTGCTAACAAAGACAAACAAGGCACTCCTGACTTTGAAACGGTGGCTAGGGCTTACCAAGAGGCAAAGACTGCGGAAGGTTTGCAAGCAGCACCCGCTGGCGAGGGTATGCCTGCTGCCCGTGCTGGTGCAGCGCAACCCGCAGGTTATGAATTTGGCAAGACAGTTGAAAGCGCATTGCCTAGCTTGTACCGCAACACCATTGGCGGTTTAGCAGAGGCCGTATCAAGTCCATTGCAAACCGCGCAAGGCATTGGCGACATTGTGGCGGGCGGTGTTTACAAGGCGCTTCCAGGGCCGGTGCAACGCGGTTTAACGGCCATTGAGACATCACAATACAACCCTTTGGGTAACCCTGCCGCTTTACAACGAGCGCAAACTGTTGCGGGTGCAGCCGGTCAAGAATTTGTAAAGCCTTACAGTTCGGGCGCTGAATTCCAAAAGACGATGGAGGAAGACCCGTTTCGTTTTGTCGGCGATGTATCTATGCTGCTAGGAGGTGGCGGTGCTGCGCTTAGAGCCGCCAACATGGGCGGCAGAACAGCGGCAGTGGCTAATGCTTTGACTAGGGCTAGTGATGTCACAAATCCTGTTAACGCCATGATTAAAGGCGTTCAACTAGTACCCAAGTTAGGCACAGAAGTTTTGCCTAATGTTTTGGGATTAAGCACTGGCGTTGGCGGTGACACCGTTAAGACAGCATTTGAATCGGGTCTAAAAGGTAAAACAGCGTTTAAGGAAAATATACGCGGAGATGTTCCCATTACGCAAGTGTTGGATGACGCAAGATCAAATCTAGCTAACATGAATGCTGCCAAGCAAGCGGATTACCGATCTGGCATGGTGGACATTACCAACGATAAAACTGTTCTTGATTTTGCAGGAATTGACAAGGCTTTGGCAGATGCCGAAAGCATGGTCAGTTTTAAAAAATCAGGAATACCAAAAGACGCAAAAGCGGTTGAAGCATTACAAAAAATAAGAACAAAAATAGATCAATGGAAAAATCTTGATCCTGTTGAATACCATACGCCAGAAGGTCTTGATTATTTAAAGCAAAGCATTTGGGAAGATTTTGGCAAATTAGGGCCAGAAGAAAAAACAGCATTTTCTGCTGGCAAAAAAATCTATGATGCGGTGAAATCTGAAATTAGCGCCCAAGCTCCAACCTACGCAAAGGTGATGAAGGATTACAGCGAATCCAGCGACCTTATCCATGAGATTGAGCGCACATTGTCATTGGGTAAAAAAGCATCTGATGACACTGCATTGCGTAAATTGCAATCCCTAACCCGCAACAACGTGATTACCAATTACGGGCAACGCACGGCATTGGCTGAACAGCTTGCGGCGCAAGGTGGAACTGAATTGATGCCAGCACTTGCTGGGCAAGCAATGACCGCAAAACTTCCACGCAATTTAGCTGCTCAAGGTGGCGCTATAGGTGCAGGATTAGCAGCGTTTTCTAACCCTTCCGTTTTGGCCGCTATGCCATTTATGAGTCCGCGTTTGGTTGGTGAAGCAGCATATGGCGCTGGTGCAGCGGCACGCGGTGCTAGAAATATTGCAGTGCCGGTTACCAATGCGCTTGCGCCTACTGTTGCAAACGCTAAAAGATTGGCATCTCAAATCCCAATGAACGCGCAGCAAGCACGGCAGGCAACACTAGCGGCCAACCAACTTGCCAATCAGCAGCAAAGCGGATTTGATGCTTGGCTGCAAGCCAACCAAGAGGCACTAGCACAACAACAAGCGGCAGGACGATAATGGAACAGCATTTACTCAACATCCTATTTGGCGCGGCGTTGGCTGTGGCCGGATGGTTCGCCCGTGAACTGTGGTCGGCGGTGCAGGAACTGAAAAGCGATATATCCAAGCTGCCCTTGGTCTACGTTGCCAAGCAAGACTACCGCGACGATATGAAAGACATCAAGGATATGCTAGGCAAAATCTTTGACAAGCTAGACGGGAAGCAAGACAAGTGAGCGAGTTTATTGCTTCCGCTGATAGCCCGTGGCCCAATACCGATACAAAAACGGTGCTGGTCTGCCGCATTCCTAAAAAGGATGACAAGCCAAGCGCAAACGAGTTTATAGACAAAGACGGACGCATCTGCCGCTGGGTGGTTGTGAATAAGCGGTGCTAGACCCTTTCACCGCGTTCGCAGCAGCGCAAGCAGCGGTAAAGGGCATCCAGGCAGCCATCAAGCTGGGCAAGGACATCAACGGTATTGCGTCAGACCTTGGCAAGTTTTTCGAGGCAAAGGACATTGTTCAGCAAGCGGCGAACAACCCCAAAAAGTTTAAGAGCGATACCGCTCAAGCGCTAGAGACTGTGATGCAGGCCAAGCAGCTTGCCGAGGCTGAGATTGACCTGAAGAACACGCTTATTTGGTCGGGCAACGCCGACGTATGGGAAGGTGTGCTGCTGGAGCGCAACAACATCATCCAGCGGCGCAAAAAGGCTGAGATGGAAGCGGCAATGGCTAAAGCCAAGAAACGCCAGCAGATCATGGAAGCGGTTAGCATGACGTTTTGGATTTCAATATTCCTATCTGCCATCGGACTGAGTTACTTTTTCACTACTCTATTTTTGGAGAGACGCGCATGATTCCAATACTCGGTGCCCTGCTGGGCACACTGGCTGAAAACGGTCTGACGCTGTTGTCTAGCGCCATTCAGGCCAAGGGCAAGGAAGTAGTTGAGAACACGTTGGGCGTGAAGATACCCGATAACCCTACGCCAGAGGATGTCGCCAAGCTGCGGCAGCTTCAGTATGACCATGAAGAACGGCTGATTGAACTCGGCATTGAAAAAGCCAAGATGGAACTGGCTGAATTGGAATTGCTGGCAAAAGCTGCTCAGAATGACGCTGACAACATCACAGATCGCTGGGAAGCGGATATGGCATCCGACTCTTGGTTGTCCAAGAACATCCGGCCCATGAGTTTGATTGCTATCTTCTTGGGCTTTTTCCTGTTTGCCATGATGTCAGCTTTTGGGTACAACGCCAATGAAAGTTACGTAACATTGTTGGGAAATTGGGGACAGCTGATTATGGGGGCTTATTTTGCCGGCCGAACCATTGAGAAGCTGGCAGAGATGAGGAGCGCAAAATGAGCCTAAACGTCGAACAAGCCGCATTCTTGCTGGATATGTGCAAGCTGATCCAACACGCCACCGAACAAGGCTTTATGGTCACTGGCGGGGAACTAGCCCGTACTCCAGAACAGCAAGCCATCTATTTCAAGACGGGCCGCAGCAAGACCATGAACAGCATTCATCTCAAGCGGTGCGCGATGGACTTGAACTTTTTCAAGGACGGCAAAATCATCTGGGACAAGGCCATGCTGGCGCCCATCGGTGCGTATTGGGAAAGCCTGTACCCTAAAAATCGTTGGGGCGGGAATTTCCGTTCGCTGGTGGACTGCCCGCACTTTGAACGGAACGTGTAGTTAGACCACTCCTAGCTGGCGCAGTGTCTCAGCAGACTTGCGTGGCCTGGAAGCGTTTGACGGCTTATCCCTAACGCTTTCAGCTACCGACCACAGCGCGGTATGACGGGGCGGGTTAACCCACTCTACGATGTAAACATCGTTCATACCTCTCAATTTTTTTCGCACATCACCCTCAGTTATTCCAATCACTTTGCCAATCTGAATGCAAGATAACCCCGTAGGTACGCTGCGTAGCAGATTGCGAATCTCATCAGGTTTGTCGCTTTTGCGGTAGTTGTCCCACACAGCAAAAGTTTCTTTGGTGCTGAAGGTGTGTTCGTTAGCGCACTGATAGCGGCGGTACGTTTCGTTGTTGGGTTTGCTGCGCGTCTCTTTCACCTCCACCCAGGATTTACAAGTCGGACACTTCACTTCTTCAACCCCCTAATAAACACAGCAAAGCTATCCTGCGTAGTCTTGGGAAATGCTGCGATTTCACTGATGCGATTGGCGGCTTCGTCTAGCGCAGCGTTCCAGCCCTGTGTGTACAGTTGCTGAATTTGGTAGACCTGTGTATCGTCATCGTCTTCTTCAACGCGGGCTTTTGCCATAGCTTTCTTAGCCTGATAGCCACCGCCCCAATGCCCCTGGCGCTTGGCAAGTTCGTCAAACGCTTCATCCTCTGCATCTTTCATAATAATCCCCAAATAGTTATGCCCACACCAACCACCACAAACGCCAGAATAAGTATGGCGAACGCAACAAAAAAGAAACTGAAAATCAAATCTTCTTCATCGTCGTCATCGGGTTTCATACCGCTTCTCCTCTAAGTTCGTCTAGCCTTTCCCGCAGCCGGTTGATGCGGTCATCGTGGTACTGCACCATGTGATAGGCGTACTCCCTGGCGCTCTCAGCTTCCAACTTGGAACGCTGGGCCTCCACCAGTTCCCGTGCCGCCATCTCTAGCGGGGTTGGCGTAGCCAGTAATTGCTTAATAGTCTCAATCATTTGCAGTTCTCCCGTTAAACATCTCCGCGCTCCATGCATCAAGGATACGGGCCTTGGCTTCTTCCTGCTCTTCAGGTAGGTAGATGTCGGCAACAACGTCATCTAGTATTTTCAACACCGACTCTGCCATCTGTTGTGGTGTAAGTATCATTTGCAGTTCTCCGTAAACATGGCCGCGACAGTGCGGCAATGGGGTTCGTAAGTGGCGTAGCCAATCCAAAAAAATCCGGCCATTGTGGTGGCCCATAGGCCAATAAACATAAAGACGTTGGCGAGTAGCTTTATCACTTTGTTTGCTCCCACAGCAATTCTTTTTGCAAGGACTTCAATTCACCGCGCAGAATCTCCAACTCGGCCACCAGGCGTTTCTCAGCAGTCTCAGCGCCACGCGCCCAGCCTGCCAGGGCCGCCTCAGTGCAGGCCGTATGCAGGACGGTGGCAAGGTCACCGCGACTCAAAATGCCAAAGTCGCCAACAGCAGGCAGGTGCGCAAACACTGTGCGCTTGATCTCAATTTCTAGAGGATTCATCATAGAAACCACCATTGTGTAATAACGTAAGCTAGGCCGGCGAGGATTGCAGCAGAAAGTGCGGCGTCAAGGATTAAGGATTTCATTCTCCAACTCCGATCTGGCGGGTGATGGTGAGGTGATGGTTTTGCGCCATGATCTGACGCTGCTCAAGACCGTATTCACTTTTACGGCCAGGCACATACCAATGCACAAAGCTGCGGTGCGGGATAGTGAAACCGTAACTCATAGGCTCATGCCAGAAGTTGCGATGGTGCAGTTCACGCTCCTGCCAAAACGCCTCGGGGTTCTCTAGCTGCAAGGCGGCTGCTACCTTGCTAACATGGTCGCCTCCGAATATGGCAGCAGCTTTAAGCTGGCTGCGTTGACGGTCTGTGAGTCTCATTACGTTCTCCTAAAGATGGGGGCCGCAGCCCCCTGGTTAATTATTGGTAAGACAAGCCCTGAAACTCAAACGAGTCAGCAAATTCCGGAGCAGCAGACTTGCGAATGCTGATAGAAACGCAACCAAAACCATAACGCTCTGCAAGGTATTGCTTGGCGTCCAAAGTGTTAGCGACTACCGTAATTTCGGTAGCTGCAAAGTCTGCTGGAGAGAAAGTGAAATCGGTCATAAGACCTCCTAAAAATTGCCTTACGGCGGGTTGTTGATGAGTGAATCATATCGCAGTTGATTGTTAAATCACAAACAGCAGTTGCGAATTGCATTAGGGAAAACACCTAGACATTTCGGTGTAGAATGCGTCAACAAGGAGATGATAATCTAATCATGGAAACGACCACACAATCTGCCATTAGGGTCATCCGCGAGAAAGCGGAACGGTCAGGCTTTACTCTCAGTGATGTCGCCTATGCCGCAAACATTGACAAGGCCCAGGTGAGCCGCTGGAGCACCGCCAAGGTGATTCCCTTGTACTCGGCAGTCATCAAGCTGCAAGAGGCTTGCGATGCCCTGGTGGAAGCCAGGCTGCTGGCGCTACAGAAGGAGCGCGAGCAGTGAGTTTTGTCATAGGAATCGACCCAGGCATCAGCGGAGCCATCAGCTTGTTTAGTAAGTTTCCCAACACCTTGCATGACGTAGTTGATATGCCTACGCTGGAGGTGGACTCAGGCAAGACAAAGAAACGCCACATCAGCGCGGCTGGATTGCGCGATATTTTGGTCTGCTATCCGGAGGCTCACGTTGTGATTGAGAAGGTGGGCGCGATGCCAGGCCAAGGCGTCAGCAGTATGTTCAATTTCGGGCGCAGCGCAGGCATCATAGAGGGCGTTGTGGCTGCTTTTCGGATGCCACATACATACGTCACTCCTGCCACCTGGACTAAGGCTGTGGGCCGCGCAGCGGGCAAGGATGCCAGCCGTATGCGTGCGATGGAACTGTTCCCTACACGCGCTGAACTGTTTAAGCGTGCGAAGGACGATGGCCGCGCAGATGCTGCGCTGATTGCTTACTGGTACATCACAAAAAATGCTTGACCCGTTCAAAATTACAGAGCCAACGTGCATATCGTTTAGCGGTGGGCGAACAAGCGCCTATATGCTTTGGCGGGTGCTGCAAAGCAATGGCGGGTTGCCAGCAGAAGCTATTGTCTGCTTTGCCAACACTGGCAAGGAAGATGAAGCGACATTGCGTTTTGTGCAGGACTGCTCAGAGCAATGGAATGTTGAGATTCATTGGGTTGAGTTTCAAGACGCTGATTTGGCATTTAAGCGCGTGACATTTGATACCGCCAGCCGCGACGGTGAGCCGTTTGAGGCGCTTATTCGCAAGCGCAATTACCTACCGAATCCGGTGACTAGGTTCTGCACTGCTGAACTGAAAATTCGCACCATTCACAAGTATTTGAAATCGTTGGGATGGGAACACAATGAGACAATGGATTGGGTTGGCATGAGAGCAGACGAGCAGCGCCGAACCGCCAAGATTGCTGACAAATCACGCATTCCGTTGGTGACTGCTGGCATCACCAAGTCAGACATTTCGGCATTTTGGAAGGCGCAGCCGTTTGACTTGGGCCTGCCAAACATGAATGGCGTGACTATGCATGGCAACTGCGATCTGTGCTTTCTAAAAGGCGGCGCACAAGTGTTATCTCTAATTGCGGAAAATCCAAAACGTGCTATATGGTGGGCCAAAATGGAGGCATTGGCATTGGCATTGGCATCCAAGCCAAGCGGTGCGGTGTTCCGTTCCGACCGGCCTAGCTACGCTCAAATGGCGGCATTCGCCGTTGACCAGCGCGATATGTTTGACCCCAATGAAGAAAGTATTGCCTGCTTTTGCGGGGACTAATCATGCTTGACCAACTACGCACTATGCGCGAGCACATCATCTGGCTGGGCACTCAGCTAGAGCGTGAGCGCGAATCATCACGCGACAAGACTGTTTTGCTTAAACGCTTGTTGGACCCCGAGGACTTGGGTCATGCGGTTACAGCAGAGGTACGCAAACAGGCTTACGCCATCATCAGCAACGAACATGAAAGAGAGAGAGACAAATGGAACGCATCAAACTAAGGCCGAGTGCCGCAGCACGTTGGTTGGCTTGCCCTGCAAGCGTCAGGCTTTGCGAGGGTATTCCTGATTCGCCATCAGGTGAAGCCGCCCAAATCGGCACGGCAATCCACGCGCTGGCCGAGATTTGCTGGCTCTCAGGTGACGTACCGGCCAACCATGTCGGGTCCATTGTTGAGGGCATCACCATCACGCAAGAGAACGCCGAGTTCGCGCAGCTTCACCTAGACACCATCAAAGAACTGGAAAGCAGCTACGACAACGTGACGGTTGAGGAGCACCTATCTATCCTTGACACGAAGAAAGCTAACTGTGCGGGTACTGCTGACGTTGTGGCCTGGGACAATGAGGGCGAGTGCTTGGAGATTGCGGATCTCAAGACGGGGCGCGGATACGTTGACGCTGACAGCAGTCAGATGAAGCTGTACGCCTTGGGCGCAATCAAGTTGATGGGAGACTTCCAGCGCGTGAAGCTGACCATTGTGCAGCCGCAGACGGGCGCTAACCGCACGCATGAGATGCTGCTGGCAGATCTGCTGGCATGGGAATCGGACGTAGTAATGCCTGCCATTGAGAAGGCTTACAACCCTGATACCTATCCTACTCCATCCACCAACGCCTGCAAGTATTGCCCTGCCAAGCTGCATTGCCCAGCCCTCAAAGAGAAGGCGGCAGCGGTGCCAATTAAGCCAACCAAGGAACTGTCGGAAGATGAGATTGCCTACTGGCTGGAACAGGCCGACTTGGTGGAAGGGTTCTACGAGGAACTGAAGAAGTTAGCCACCGGCCGTTTGGAGGGTGGAGCAGCAGTGCCAGGTTGGCATCTGGTTCCTAAACGCGCTATCCGCAAATGGAAGTCAGATATTGACATCAGCGAGTTGCCGATTGCAACTGCCGATCTCTACAAGAGCGAGCCAATTACGCCAGCGCAAGCTGAGAAATTACTGAGCAAGGCAGACAAGCATTTGCTCGACGATTTGACAGAGAAAGTCTCTAGTGGGCTGACTCTGGCAAAGATGGTGGAATCCTCTGCCATCTAACATTGGGCGCAAGCCCGTAACTTTAGGAAACTGAAATGCTAAATCTTTCAAACAACAACGGCAGTGGAAACTCTTACATCCGCTTTGCTCCCCAAGCTAACGCTTGGACTAACCGCGACAGTGAGGAAATCCAACTCAAGAAGGTGGTCATGGACTTGGATAGCGTCCAGACCGGCTGGCTGATGATTGGTGCTGGTGTACGCGATTGGCAGCCGGATGAGGTGCTGGGCGCTAAGAGCCAGTCTCCTGGAGAGGGCTACAAGCGCGGATTCGTTGTGACGCTGTACTCAAAAGAGCTGTCCTTAGTAGACTGGTCGGCTAATTCGTATGGAGTCTGCAAGGGTTTCGAGAAGATTTACAACGAGTGCGAGAAAGCTGCAAGCGATAACGCTGGAAAGTTGCCCGTGATTGAATACATCAACTCAACTCCTGAAAAGGTTGGAAAGGGCAATACCCGAGTTCCGAACTTCAAGCTGGTGTCGTGGGTTGCGCGTCCCGCAGGCATGAATGCGGATGGCGGTGACGACTTTGAGCCGGAGCCAGCACCTGTACGCAAGGCCAAGCCTGCGCCTGCACCCGTGATGGATGATGAAGAGTTCTTTTAACCGTTGATTCGGTGGCCGCTGGGTTGATCTCCAGCGGCTTTTTTTTCCCTTAAAAACTGAGAACGAGACATGGACACAGAAACAATAGCCAAAGCCCTTGGCAACGCCAAGCAAGTGAACGGGAACTGGCTTGCGAGTTGCCCTGTAGCAGGCCACGGCAGAGGCAACGGTGACAAGAACCCGTCCCTCTCCATCAAGGAAGACAATGGCAAACTCTTATTCCACTGCCACGGTGGATGTGATCAAGGGTCAGTATTTGACGCAGTACGGGAACGCAACCTATTGCCAGCACTCCAGCGCCAGGAGTACAGTCTCGCGCTCATTAAAGGTGAATTGATGACAATGCCAACGCTTGAAAACGAGTGGGAATACAAGGACGAGTCAGGCGAGACGCTGTTCGTAAAGCGCCGGTTTAAGACAAACACCGAGAAGGGCAAGACGTACTCACTGCACAAGGTGGATGCCGCAGGCAACCGCAAGGGCAGCATGACAGGAGCGCGGATAGTGCCTTACCGGCTTCCGGAACTCATCAACGCCAGGGAAGCAGGACGAGCCATCTACTTGGTGGAAGGCGAGAAGGCAGCGGATGCCCTGGTCAGCATAGGCGCCATTGCCACAACGTCTCACGCTGGTGCTGGCCATTGGCCGGCAGACATCACCCAATACTTTGCTGGCGCGGTAGTGATAGTGGTGCCTGATTGCGACCAACCAGGCTGGAAATACGCCAAGCGGGTAGTGGAGGCGCTCTTACCTGTAGCTAAAGCTGTACGGGTGCTGGACTTCAATTTACCCGAGTTAGGTGACGATGCATACGAGTGGGTTGCGGATGGCGGGGACAGGGCCAAGCTGGCAGAACTCGCCAAGGCATTACCCGTCATCACCAGCATAGACCAGGTGCAGACACCAGAGTGGATTGTTCCACGGGAAACTATTGAACCTATTACGCTTGACCCGTTACCCGAGGAAGAGCCACCTATCCTAGTCCCGAGGCAGTTGCTCAACATCGAAAGCTGGGATGACATTGAGGATGAGCCGGTGGAGTGGCTGATAGACAACGTCCTTCCAAAGCGTGCATTCTGCGCCTTATACGGGCCGCCAGGCAGCTACAAGTCATTTGTTGCGCTGGACATTGCGGAGGCGGTGGCAACGGGCAGGACGTGGATGGGGCGGGAGGTGCAAGCCGCGGGCGCAGTCCTGTACATTGCCGGCGAAGGCTTTGGCGGCATCGGCGCACGCATCAAAGCCTGCAAGATGCACAACGCCACTGCTGCTGGTGCCGAAATTTACGTCATCAGGGCCGCGATAAACCTGAGATCGAGCGCGGAAGACTTTGACTTGCTGGTGCTATCCATTAAGGACTTGGTTGAGCGTACAGGTGTCCAGTTTGAGTTAGTTCAGATTGACACTCTAGCTAGAGCGTTTGGCGGTGGCAACGAGAACAATAGCGAAGACATGGGAGCGTTTATCCACAACGCGGGACGGATTCAGCGGATGCTGAATTGCGCCATGATGGTGCTGCACCACAGTGGAAAGGATGCCACCAAGGGATTGCGGGGGCATTCAAGCCTGCTGGGAGCCGTGGACACCCAGCTTGAACTGATGAAGATTGATGCAATACCAAACCCAGCAAGCCCGATAGCTGGAAGTGGGATCCTCACAATTAGCAAGCAGAAGGATGGCCAGGACGGGCTAAAGATTGGCTTTGAGATGGTGAAGGTGGAGATTCAATCTGGGACGCTAGGGCTTGCCGAATCCCAGATCAGCCTGGCGGTTAGAGCCAGCGATGAGGCCATCCAGCAGCAGATGCAGAACCAAGCAATCAGCCACCAAGAGAAGCCAAGGAAGCTGCAGGAGAACCAGCAGGTGGCGCTGAACGCTATCCATAAGGCGATAGAACGCAATGGGCATATGACAAATGTGGGTGACCAGCGCCATAAAACGGTGACCGTAAACGAATGGAAAGAGGAATTTGTGAAGCTGAAGGGTGACAGCAGCAGCATTAACACAGACTTTTACAAGGGTAAAAAGTCTATGTTCGCCAAGGAATTGGTCGGATATCACAAGACAGATGTAGCGGAATACTGCTGGGTAATTTACCCCGATAAGGATAAAGATGAGCCGTTTGTGGCACCTTTCTGATAGCCGACTTGTGAAGTTGGCTATAAAAGCATGGCAAGCTGGCTATGTACTATTGTTTGGAAAACATAGCCGACTTGTAAAAACATGGCAAGCTGGCTATCGTGAAGTCGGCCAGAAATAGGTGGTCGGATAGCCGACTTGCATAATATTGCTTAATGCAATATGAAGTCGGCTAGTCGGCTATCTCGCGATTTTGGAAGTTGGCTATGGTTTGAAGTCGGCTATGGAAGGATTAGAGGATGGCATCAAAGAAATTGTTGGAGACTGATGTTTACCCATCAGATTCGTTTAAGGTTTGGAATCAGGCGTTGGCGGTGGACGTTGAACTGGCAAAGCTGGATCATGAAAAGGTTTACGGGATTGGGCGGGTGCTTGAATTGGTGGACGCAGAATTCCGGCGCAAGTTTGCCGCGCAGCGGGAACGGATTGCGGAAGCCGTGCAGGCGCGGGACGAGGAAAGGTTGGAGAGGGCCAGCAAGGGGCTTATAGCGGCCTACAAGGCGTTGACGAGGTGGGCTGAAGGGGTAGGGCTAGAGAGGATGCCTAAAATAGATTGTATGGAGCATAGGATGCAGGACGGGAGCCTGATGGTGGTTGTGAGGCAGGAGAAGGATAGGATTTGGTACGAGCAGTTTAGGAAGGAGCCAGGCCCACGCTCCATCTGGACGCTGGAAGAGTTGGAAACGGTGATGAACGCGCCGACGCTTAAGCAGGTGCGGGAAATTAAGGCAGCATTGCCTGGAACCAAAATGGTGCCAGTGCAGGCTACAGGATTAAGTGGATTTGAAAACATGGAGAACGACATTGACATCAGCAAACCATACCGAGGAACCAAACTCTTTGACACGGCAGCGGCCGAAGGAGCCAGAAGTGCAAAACGGTGAGCCGGTCAAAGTCAAGCAGAAGCGCAGAAAACCAGGGCCACGGGTTGCGGATGGCGTAACGATTGGAATGCCACCAATTGTCGCGGAAGGCGGCAAAAGCGGACAATCTTTAGTCAAAACTACGCGTGCTTACCGCCGCGGCGACAAACCGATTGGCCGCCCGCCGACCTACACACCGGAAATTTGGAAAGAGATATTTGATCGGGTTAGCATGGGTTCATCATTGGGGGCCGCGCTCGAGGTGTCAGGCATCAGCTACATACACGCTTATCGGCTGATGGAGGCTGACCCAGTGCTGGCCGCTGCCTATGAGAAGGTGAAGATGGAACGCGCTGACCGGCTGGCAGAGCAGATTCTCGACCTGGCTGACTCAGAGATACCTAGCCACCTGCAAGGCGTGGAGATCAGCGCTTGGGTGAACCAGAAGCGCCTACAGGTGGACGCACGCAAGTGGGTGGCCGCCAAGCTGCGTCCGAAGGTGTACGGCGACAAGATCGACGTTAGCGTGCGTGATGAGCGCATCAGCGTACTGGACGCATTGGAAGCTGCACGCTCCCGCGTCCAGATCGGCATGGACGTAACCGATGTCACGCCAAAGTTACCCACAGACCAACGGTAAAAGTTATCCACAGAATATGGCCGTTTGTATAAAGATTAAGCAGAAAGGGCCATAACATCCCTATTTTCATTCACATAATGGACACTGTATTAAGTAGCGCGGTTGAACTAAGTAAATCGGTATGGTCAAAAGGTCAATGTTATCAATGACTTACAAAGGTACACGCATTGTGTCATTGGGGAATCAATGATGCCTAAGTTATGCACAGGGCTGACATCGTTGGTTTGGTGCACGAACTAAGTGACCTTGGTTGCGCTGGCCGTAGCCCGCCGCCCGCCGAAGGCGGGGGGTAGGGCCGACGGCGAAGGGCCACAGAAACGGTGGCCCCGCGCACAATTTATTTTCATTTTTATTTTTATTTTTATTTTTTAAATTCGTGGCACAATGTTAGCCATGAAGCCAAACATCACTCAAGTTCGTTTGAAAGAGTTTCTGCATTACGACCCAGAGACGGGCAAGTTCAAGCGTTTGACGAAGTGGGGCAAGCAGCAAATCGGTGATGAGCCTGGATGCAAGTCTAAGTTTGGATATCGGTACATTGGGGTTGACGGTAAGGGTTACACGGCTTACAGATTGGCGTGGTTGTATGTGTACGGGGATTTCCCATCGGGTGACATTGACCACATAAACCGCAATCCAACAGATGACAGGATTGCAAATTTGCGGTCAGTTTCCCATTCTGAAAATCTGCATAACACTTTGCACCGCAACCCAAAATCTGGGCACAAAGGCGTGTACAAAACGCAAGAAAACAAATGGCAAGCAAGAATTCGTGTAAATTACAAAATGCATCATTTGGGTACGTTTGCTACTATTGAAGAAGCTGCAAACGCTTACAATTTGGCTAAACAAAATTTAGTGAAATAAATGCAACTCCCGATATACAAAGGCGAGGAAGAGCAAAAGCTGATGACGGAACTATGGTCACCGGCGATTGCCAATGACCTAGAGGCGTTTGTAAGGTTTGCATTCCCTTGGGGTGTAAAGAACACGCCATTGGAAAGGTTCCAAGGCCCGCGCAAGTGGCAGCGCGAGGTGCTACGCGACATCACGGATCACATCAAGAAGCAGAAGGGGCAGATTACCTATGACACCGTGCGAATGGCAGTGTCATCTGGGCGCGGGATTGGTAAGTCTGCATTGGTTAGCTGGCTGGTGCTGTGGATGCTGACCACTCGGATTGGCGGCAGCGTAGTGGTCAGCGCAAACTCTGAAAACCAGTTGCGTTCGGTCACCTGGGCCGAGTTGACGAAGTGGGCGGCCATGCTGATTAACTCGCACTGGTGGGAGATAAGCGCCACCAAGCTAGTGCCTGCGAACTGGTTGACAGATTTGGTTGAGCGTGATCTGAAGAAGGGTACGCGCTATTGGGCTTGCGAGGGTAAGCTGTGGTCTGCGGAGAATCCTGATTCCTACGCTGGTGTCCACAATCAGGACGGCATGATGCTGATTTTTGATGAGAGTAGCGGTATCCCTAATCCGATATGGGAAGTGGGCGCGGGATTCTTTACGGAGAACACGCCAGACAGGTACTGGTTTGCGTTCTCCAATCCTCGGCGTAACGAGGGCTATTTCTTTGAGTGCTTTAACGCCAAACGGGATTTCTGGAACACGCGCTGCGTTGATGCTAGGACGGTGGAGGACACCGACAAGGCGGTGTATGAGCAGATTATTCAAGAGTATGGCGAGGACTCTGCTCAGGCCAAGGTTGAGGTGTACGGCGAGTTTCCATCGGCTGGCGAAGATCAGTTTATATCGGGGACACTGGTGGATGATGCCGCCAAGCGCCCGCGTTACAAGGATTCATCCGCGCCTATCGTGATGGGGGTTGATCCGGCTAGGGGCGGTGCTGATGCCACTGTGATTGCGGTACGCCAGGGGCGGGATATTGTTGCGATTAAGCGGTATCAGGGCGAGGACACCATGACGATTGTTGGTCGCGTTATTGAGGCGATGGAGGAATATAAGCCTGTGATGACGGTGATTGACGAGGGTGGATTGGGCTACGGGATACTGGATAGGCTCACCGAGCAGCGGTATAAGGTGCGCGGCGTGAACTTTGGTTCCAAGGCAAAACACTCTATTGCGTTTGGCAATAAGCGGGCCGAAATGTGGAACGATATGAGGTCGTGGCTAAAATCTGCTAGTATTCCCACAGACAGGCAGCTTAAAGCTGACCTAACTGGGCCTATGAAGAAACCGAATTCGTCGGGGACTATTTTCCTTGAAGGGAAAAAAGAGATGAGAGCAAGAGGATTGGCTTCACCTGACGCGGCAGACGCGATTGCCGTGACCTTTGCTTTTCCCGTGGCGCATCGGCAGTACACTGAACCAACCCGCCGCGTGAACTCTCAGGGCAGCGGCGTTAACACTTCTTGGATGGGGGCATAGTATGGCGACTAAACCAGGGCTTTATGCCAACATTCACGCCAAACAGGCACGTATCGCGGCTGGCTCTAAAGAGAAAATGAATAAGCCTGGCAGCAAAGACGCGCCTACCGCCAAAGACTTCAAAGATTCTGCCAAGACGGCAAAGAAAGGTAAGTAATGCCTTTAGTAAAATCCAAAACACCCGAGGCTTTTCGTAAAAACGTGAAAGCTGAAGTGGCCGCCGGTAAGCCGGTGGCTCAAAGTGTTGCAATTGCATACGCAGTTAAACGCGCGGCGGCAAAGACCCCTGCTGCAAAACGTTCCAAATAGGCCTCATGCGCTCTTCAACTTCAACTTTTTGGTGCACTGCATTTGACAGCACGGCTAAATTTTCTAGCCGGTTATCATGCGAATTACCGTTGATGTGATGAACATGTTCCCACGAAGCCAATTTTCTGCCCAAATGCTGCTCCATAAGGTGCCTATGGACACGCACTTGTTTTCCATTTACAGTCATAGTTTTGTAAGTATGCTTTGGCTTATCAGTAG